ATCAATTCTTGGAGATGCAGGTGATCAGTTAACTGCTGTTGCTATGCACTCAAAAGTCTATTACGACTTGGTAGAACGTAAGTTAGTGGACTATGTTCTTGCCTCTGACACAAACGCAACTGCTACTGCTTCTGGCGGTTCTATTGCTCCTGCTTACGGCGGTAATGGTTCGGTTCCTACATATTGTGGGCTTCGAGTTATCGTTTCTGACGATGTGGCAACTACTGGCTCTGGTGCTTCTACCGAGTATTCAACCTACTTCTTTACACCCGGAGCTATTGCTTCTGGCGAACAGGCAGGTTTGACAACAGAAACAGATAGAGACATCCTTGCAAAATCAGATGCAATGGCTGTTGATCTTCATTACACATATCATCCTGTTGGTACTAAGTGGGCTGTTACAACAACAAACCCAACTCGTGCTCAACTTGAAACAGTAGGCAACTGGTCGAAGGTCTACGAGCAAAAGAATATCGGAATTGTTAGAGCAACTAACGTTTCTAATCAGGACTAGAGGTAACTAACTATGGCATCACAATTTGAAGCCGTTGCTGGTAAAGCTATTGGTTATACAACTGGTGGAACTGTTACTCAAGCAACTAACAAGTCAACTGCCGTGACTCTTAATACAGAGTCAGGTCAGATCACAATGAATGGTGCTGCTCTGGCTGACGGAGCAGAAGTCACATTCCAAGTCAACAATGATCGTGTAGCTGCAACTGACGTTGTAGTTGTTAACCACGGATCAGGTGGAACTGCGGGTGCTTATTGGCTCGTTGTTTCTACTGTTGCTGCTGGTTCTTTTAAAGTTACTGTTGGAAATCTTTCTGGCGGTTCTTTGAGCCAAGCAATTGTCATTAACTATGCTCTTGTAAAAGGTGCATCTAGCTAATGGGAATGTTCGCATTTAGGCGAATGAAGGAAAGGGAGGCTGCCGCACAGGTGGCCTCTACTCCTGTTGAAGCTGTCAAGCCAAAACAAAAACGCAAGCGTAAACCTAAAGTTTCTTCTAATGGCAATAACGATAGTAGCGACAGCAGGAGCAGCTAACGCTAACAGCTATTTAACTCTTTCTGATACACAAGATCTAATTGATGGTCTTATGGAAGATGATGATGTTGTTGCTTGGGGAACTGCTACAACTGACCAAAAAAATAGAGCTTTATATTCAGCAACTCAACGGATTGACCGTGAAAGATTTTTAGGTGCAAGGGCAACAGATACACAAGCCTTGCAATGGCCTCGTACAGGAGTAAGAAAGCCTGATACTTATATCAATACTTATGCAACTGGTTTTCCTTTTCGTATAACAACAGATTATTTTACAGATACAGAAATACCAGATCAGATTAAAAAAGCATTAGCTGTTTTATCTGTTTATTTGAATAACAATAAAGACGGTTTAGGACTTAGTGGATTAGAGGATTATCAGAATATTAAAGTTGGATCTTTGGATGCAACTCCTAATAATTATGGTGCTGTTGGTGCTGATCGTGTCCCACCAATGTTTGAAAGATACTTCACAGGTATTAGAATTAGTGGGCCGGGCAACATCGCTGTAAAAAGAAGCTAATGGGAATGACTTATCCTGCTGCAATCATCATCACAGACACAAACGCCCATACTGGGAGGTTTGGAAAAATTACTTGCTTAACAGATTGATTTAAAAGCAAGCACAGAAATTGAAGGAGTTTTCACCAGCATTACTCAAACAAGTGCAGGATCAGTTATTGCTTATAGGATCTAATGGCTGTAAAACCTAAAGGCTTTAGGAAAGCTGCAAAGAAAGTTCTTAAAGCCGTTGGTGGCGATGTAACAATTCGTAAAGTTACAGGAAGTGCTTATAATACGGCAACTGGAACGATGGGAGAAACAACAGCAGACACAACTGTTAAAGGATTTGTTGAAAATGTTATTGCAAGGCAAGTTGATGATTTAGTAAAAGCAACTGACAAGCGTTTAACAATCGCTGCTTCTGATTTGGATTACACCCCAACAGTTTCAGATCGTGTTGTTATTAGTTCTAAGGTTTATCAAATAATCCGAGTTGAAACAACAGAACAAGGTAATACTGCTATTAGCTATGAACTAATTCTGAGGTTGTAATGGCTGCTAAATGGAAAGGCCCAAAGCCTGAAAAATTTGCATTTGTAATTGAGCAAAGAATGAACGCTTTGCTTAGTCAGGCTGTCTTACATACAGACAGTATGTTGAAACAAGAAAGCCCTGTAGATAAAGGACGGTTTCAAAATAGCTGGCAAATAGGTGAAAACGCTATTGGCAATTTAGGCTTTGTAGGAGAGGAAGGTTTAGGAATTACTGATCCAAAAGGGATGAATTATATTCCGGGCAATGAAAAAATTGGAAATTCTTATACTGTTTATAACTCACTTCCTTATGCAGAAGCATTAGCAACAGGACATAGTAAGCAAGCTGATCCGGGGTGGATTGAACAAATAGCAAAAGATATGCAAGGCTGGATTCAAACCAATGCAAGAAAAATTGGTAGGGAAAGCGTATGAGCAGTACTTTCAACGATGTTAGAGCAGCCATAGAAGGACGTATTGCCACAGAAATGGCATTAAGTCCTGCTTATCCTGTTGCATATCAAAACGCTCCATTTACTCCACCAAATAACACTCCTTGGGTGCAAGTATTTCTTAGATTTGGGTCTAACAATTATGCAACATTACAAGCACCAGCAACAGGAGAATCGTTTAACCGTCAAACAGGCACTTTGGTTATTAATGTATTTAGTCCTGCTGGTGTTGGGGCAGGTGCAAACTTAACGATTGGAGAACGTATAAAAGATAAATTTGACAGAGCTAAATTTAGCAGTATTATTTTTGATCCTTGTTCAGGATTAGCTACAATACAACCAGCAGAGCAAGAAGCGTTTTATCAAACGCAATTCTCAGCTACATTTGACGCATACTTAGATTGATCTAATCCAATGGCTGTTACTGTTTTATCAGGTACGTCTGGAGCCTTGTACTACAAACCTGCTGGTACTACAGGAACCTTCAGCCCCTCTGATGTCACCATAGGTACTGAAACTATGGTTGTTCAAGCTTACTTAAATTTAAAAGTAGGCGACCCAGTTAAATTCCAAGTAGTTGATTCTTCTACAGGTGGATCAGGAACAGGAACTTTACCTGCTGGTTTAACTGCTGGAACAACTTATTACGTTAAGACTTACACAGCAAGTTCTGGAGCAATGACTGTTTCAGCTACCAACGGTGGCTCTGCTGTAAACCTAACTGATGTTGGAACAGCAGCAGCTCCTAATGAATTTGAGGTTTATTACAACGATTATGCTTCAGTTGGTCAAGTTCAATCTTGGTCTTTTGAAGTAACAAGAAGTGAAATTGACGTGACAACAATTGGTCAAACAGTTGGTCAGTACGCACCATTTAAAACTTACATTTCTGGATTTGCTGATGGAAATGGAAGTGCAAGTGTTTACGTTACTGACGAAGATGCTGCTTTATCTAACAGACTTGTAGAAGATGTTTTACAACGTCAGCAAGTAGGAGCAGCGTTTAGGCTTTATCAAGATAAGCAAGCAACAGAAGCATTAAGTAGAAGTATTTCAATGGATGCTGTTTTACTTTCTGCAAGTTTCTCTGTTAATCCAGATGATGCACAAATGGTTGAGGTTGCCTTTAGACCTAACAATGCACCAACTTTCGACTTAAGCACTTCTTCATAAGAGTGTTAAAAGCAATTGGGTCTTTGTTTGTTTATCGAAGTCCCAAACCCGGACAGGGTTTTGCTTCCTTTTTGCGTTATTTACCAAATAGGAAACTAAGACAGTTAGCAGGAACAACAAGTCATTACGACAAGACAAGATTAATTCACATGATCTTGGCAGACAGAAATAGGGGCTAGCCGTATGGCTGGCCTTTATTATTATTGATATAATTCATGCAACTGGATCTTTTTATGTCTGCTAGTCAAAGAAAACTTAGTCCTTTAGATCGTTTAAAAAAGGCTTCTAATTTAACACCTGCTAAAAAGACAGTCAGACTTAGTGATGGTACGGACTTTGAGTTTTGGTGTACTCCTATGACAATGGCAGAAAGGGAGCAAGCACAGAAAGGAGCAAAAGATGACGCTAATCTTTTTGCTGTTCGTTTATTTGTTCGTAAAGCAATGTTTGACGATGGGCGGAGGATGTTTGCTGCTGGTCAAATTGATGAATTAAAGAATGATGTTAGTGCAGAAAACATGGATAAGTTAATGTTAGCAATGTTGCCAGATCAAGAGGAGGCAGACGATCTTGACCCAAAGGAATAAAAGAAGCACTTAAAAAAGATAATTTTTTACAGCTTCAATTAGGCGTAGCAAAAGAATTAGGTTATACGTTGCAGGAATTAAATCAAAAAATCACACAAGAAGAGCTGTTAATTTGGTCTGTTTATTTTGATCTTTTAAACGAAGAACACGAAAACAATATGAGGAGGGCAAAGTACCGCTAATATCTATATATAACAGAGAGCTAGAATGTGACCTCGTTAATTTCAACGGTTGGAATTAAATATGATGATTTTGGAACGCCAGCCAAATTAAAGAAAACGGCTGCTGCGGCACAGAAAACCGAGAAAGCCTTTGACCAACTAGGAGGGAAAGCAGCAGGAGGAGGCAAAAAATTAGGTTTATTTGGCAATGCAGCATTAGGAGTAGGAGCTAAGTCCAAAATTGCTGCGATAGGAGTTAAGACACTTGATCTTGCTATTAAAAGCACAGTTGCACCTTTGCTTGCTTTTACAGCAGGAGTGGCAGGGATAGGCGCAGCGTTTAATACAATGAAAGAAATTGATTTTGCTTCTGCTAAATTCAGGACATTAGGAGGCGATTCAAAAGACTTAGTTAATAGGTTAAAAATATTAAGTATTGAGCTAAATGGATCAGCAAGTGTAGCCGAATTAACTGGGGCTGCTTATGACGTGGCTTCTGCTGGTTTCACCAATGCTAAAGATGCCGCAATGATATTAAAAGCAGCAAGTCTTGGTGCTACTGGTGGTTTTACTGATATAAACACGGCTGGAGGGGCTGCTGTAAAAGTATTAAACGCTTATGGTTTAAGTGCTCAGGACGCATCTGCGTTAATGGATAAGTTTGCTCAAACACAGGCAGACGGCATTATTACTATTGGTCAATACTCAAGCAATATTGGTAAAGTTGCGACAACGGCAGCAGGTTTAGGGATTCGATTAAAAGAAGTTAATGCTGTTCTTGCTCAATCAACAGCAGCAGGTACAAATATAGAAACAGCATTTACTGGTTTAAACTCAGCTCTTGCAAAAATATCTAGTGGACAAGTTGGTAAAAAACTAGGAATTGATTTAAACGAAGCAACTTTAAGAAGTGAAGGTCTTGTTGGAGCACTTCAAAAATTAGAAGGATTTAGTACTGGTCAATTGCAAGATGCTTTTGGAATTGAAGCGTTTAAAGGTATTCAAGTAGCAATACAAGACACAGAAAAATTAAATAAATTAATAGAAAATCAAGAAAAATCACAAGGGGCAGCAGCCAAAGCTGCTTTCATCGCACAAGACACGTTGATGGGTTCTATTCAAAGAATAGGAACTGTTTTTACAAATATTTTTGCTGGTCAATCTGAATTAGTAGAAGTGCTCAAATTTAGTTTTTATGGTGTTTCTGCTGCCGTTGAACTTTTAGCGGGAGGTATTAATTCAATGTTAGCCCCATTCCGACAGCTTTTAGTTTTGTTACAGGGTGTCGGGAATGGAATCCT